GCACCAATCTTAGAAAAAAGCTTAGTGTATGTTTCCGTAATTTGCTTTTCTTCGTCTGGCTCTACGTCTTCACCGCGTGCGGCTCTGGTAAGAAAACCCATAAGTTATTTCCCCTCGATCCACGAGCCATTAACATAATCTGCTGACTCTTGTTTCTGTAGTGCCCGACGCGCTTCCAAAGCGGCTTTATACATCGAATAAGTAATTTCTCTAACACCTTCACCGAAAACAGCCTCTACGGCCTTTTTAAGCATAAGTTTCTTTGGGTTTATCTTAAATACAATCTCCCCGCCACTTGCGGTTTCGCCTGCTAACGAGTCAATCCAAAGAGAAATGTCGACAATTCGATCTCTGGTTTTCTGAATTTCTCCACGCAAAATCCCTATCTGCCTATCCGCTTCTTCTGCTTCTTCTGGCGTTAGTGGTCTAACGCCAGGGTTTGCCTCCCTGGCTGTTCTCTCTGCTATCTTGCGCTGAAGACTTCTGAGAACATCCACCTGCCTTGATTCTTGATCGGCAATATACTTAGGTAACGTCCCTGGATTCACAACCCCAACAAAGCTAGCTAATTCACGACTTAGTTCGATTGGAGTAGGGGCGTCGTTTTTCTTATCTTGGATAGACATTATGCTCCGACTTTTTTCTCGTAAGCAAGAACAACAATGTTTTGGTTGCCTCGCAGTTGAGATCTAGATTGGCCGGGACAATATACACGCACCCATACAGGATGGTAAGTAAAAGTATCTGCTGCAACAGTAGAACCTATGTCGTTAATCATAACAGAACTACCGCTGGCAACTTGAGCCCATTCTGCCTCAGTGGGCCGACGCTCACCATACATGAACTTAATCCCCCATCCGGTGCTTGCGTACTCACCACTGCTATCGTACTCGTCCGATCGGTAGCCTACAGACACATTTTCGTAATATGTTGTAACATCGTCGTTCCGCAGATAAAAAAGAACCTCATGGGCGCCTCCGGGTTGCCCGTCGTGGACGGTGCGTAGAGGATCTGAGCCATAAAGCTGTTGGCTTGAATCATAAAATCGAAGCATATTAATTACCTATAAATTGAATTACCGCGATGAGCATTAAATCCCTGCTTCCGGGACCTTCCAGTACCGCTAGCTAAAGCCGTGAAGGCACCGCCGCTAAGCATAGCCCCGCCAGCGAAGAGACCGGCTCGTGAAGACTTAGATTCTAACATATTAGCAACCTCAAGCGCTCTACCCCGGAAAGGAGAAAATATACTTTGTTTACCAATTGCTTTGTTTGTGATACTAGTAAAGGCCTGCCGTCCAGCAGCCTTGGCAACCATGGCCCCACCAACGGCCCCACTTAAAGCCCCACCTATAGCCCACCCCTTGTTGCCATCAGAAGCCCAATAACCAGACAAACCACCCATAGCCATACCAGAGGCAACACTAGCTAACCCACCAGCTCCACCAAAAGAGGGGCTAAGCACTCGCGGCATTGCTTGGCTGAATCCCTTACTGGCTCCGGTCTGATTCCTGGCCATGGGGCCCGAAAGATTTGCTATTGAGGCCACGGGACGACCCCAGCCAGTCTTAAGGAATCCGTGACTTCGCGTCATTCCGGCCCTGCTACTCATTGCGCCAGCTGCTCCAATATTATTGAAGGTCTTGGCTGCTGTCGAACCAGCAATATTCGCTGCTTGTTTAATTAAGGGATTAGACATTATCGTTTTTTCCTACTCTTAAATGAATTACGCACGCGCGCTCGTCTGTTTCTATGAGCGATTCTTGGCTTAGAGAACTTTGATTCCAACTCAGCGCGGGCCTCGTCTTCTCGATCTGTGTCGAAGGCAGAAGCGCTTACTCCAGCTCTTCTGTTATAATACTCATGAACTGTCATTTCAGACCAGTTTTTTTCTTCGCCAGGAGACCTTCTGCCAGTAACTCGTGGTTCGCTCCCTTTAACTCTAGCCATAGCTTGTGCTGGGGTTTCACCCGAGCGCATGACCTCTAGTATTTCTAGAGCAACCGGAGCAGCAACAGTTTGTTTCTCAAGAAACTCTCGCAGACTCCCTCCTGGAGTTAACCGATGTACGGCCGTCCTCTTTTCGTCACGATTATCTAGATGCGTTTTTGTATAGAGTTTCGGCTTACTGGTTATCATCGCACCCTTAGTGTAAAGGCCGTTTTCAAGCTGAATACCAGCCAAGGCCAACATTAAGGCATCTAACCTATGGTCACCGATCTCTTTCTTTTCCGGACCATAGATAGGCTTATTGGTTGTTGGTGTACGACGCAAAACAACATAATTCATCAACTGCTTCCTAAGGGCCTCGTCTTCTTCTGGATACCAGATGCTCTCTTGTTCAAATACTCGAACAGCATTTTCAACCAAGAAATCTTTCCCGCTCTTTACAATAGGAGAACCGTCAATAGGGCTCGTCATCTCTACACGCTGGCTGAAGTTAAAGGCAACTAGTCTTTCTATTAGCTTTTCTGTTTGTCTATCTTGGTGTGTCTTCTCTTGTTTGACACGAACATTAAAAGCAATGATCTTTAGGTCTTCAATAATTGTGTGGCCGTAGCCTTCATCAGCATAGATGTAATCTGGCTTCCATTTGTAATTAAGACGGATGACTTCCTCTTTCCATCGCATGGAACTAAATTCACCGGCAGTAATATTTACAGCTTCAACAACAAACCATCGATGAGAAGCCGGGTCGTACGCTACGACAACAAACTCGGTGCCTGCGTTTTTGTTCCAGTCGATACCCATTACCTTGATGAGTTTATCTGAGTCCAGTACTCCAGCAAACTGACGCCACCACCCCCGGCTCATTGTATTTGCATAACTGTAACCCTTTCTAGCAACGGCCACATAAGATGGTTTGAAAACACCATACCCACCTTCGATAAAAGCAGCCATATATTCTGCCGCAAAGGCCTCGGTGCTATTTTCGTTTTCAAACATATCCTTATTTGCTTCCCACTGCGGAAGCACGGTGGAAGGCAAGTAGTCTTCTTTAAAGGTTGGATCTTCTAGGCACCAAGAATAGAATCTGCCACGCTTACCGATAGGTGTACTTGTGGCGATAATCATCACGTCTTTTTTCGTAAGCATAATAGGCATAACGGCTTTGTCCAGAACTTCATCTGGAATCATATCCATCTCATCAAGATAAATAATGTGTGCATTTTGACCACGGATCACACCACCACCAGAACCATCTGCCTTTGTCCCAACCCCAGAAACGAAACCACTAATCTTTGCCCCGTTCTTAAACTCCATACGATGGAACGGAGTTTTAACATACAGATTGCCACCCGTGCCAGTCGTTACGTCTCCAACCAAGTCTTTGTTACGTTTAAGGATCTTCTCCATCTCATCAAAAATATTGCTAATCTGTGATTGGTATGGAGTAACAATCATCACCTGTGGTCCAGCTTCAATATTGCGACCATGGGCGTCTTTGCCTCGATAAACCTTTTTATGAAAAACCAAATATAAAAGCTTGATAACCATTGCAAAGGTTTTACCGGCACGACGGCCCTCCCTCACTACCATGCGCTGTGCAGAACAACGAATCTGTTCTTTTTGATACGATCGCAAATTCCATTCAGGATCATTGTCATCAAACCCAAACATCAGTTCGCACCAAGCAACAGCATCTACTGACGCCTTCAACAGACGTTCAGCCCGTTCAGGCTCTATTCCCTCAGCAATCATTCTTCTTAAAGCACTGGCAGAGCCCCTTGGGAGTCGAGAAGGTATCCCATTACACGGGACAATAAACTGATCGGAAGCTTTGCCTCCCTTATTTTGTTCCTCAGAATATTTGCATAGTTGTCTAGTCTGACAATTAATGCAGGTCCGATGCCAACTTGTATTGATCTTGTGCTTAGTTTGCAACCACTGAATAGCGCCAACATCTAGCTTGGCGTTTGGGTCCTGATAGTGGTAACCGTATTCATTGCTAATATGCAATTCTTTTCGTAATTTGGCTAACGAATTTATTTGCATAGACATTTGCTACATCCTGTAACGACTGTGATAATTCCGCTGAGGTTGGTGAAAGAAAGAAGCTTCCTGACCAAGTGCTGATCTTGCGTTCATATGACTTCTTTGCATTGCCTGTACCGCTCTGGATCTCATTGTCGTGGTGTTTTGTGTTATAAACGCAGCTAAGGAACCACTGGTATCGATACCGCGTTGTCTCTGAGCATACCTGTGCCCAGCCTTAAGTATTTGATAACCACCAAAACCGACGCCGACAGCCCCAACTACACCTGCAGCCCCAGCGATTAAGATCGGATGAGAAGCCGCAAACTTAAGCGGTGCGGCTCCAACGGAGGCTCCAGCGAACGCACCAACAACACTACCGAAAGGTAACCCCGTTGCGTTTCCGAGCTGTTGACCAATCTCCGCTCCAATACCTGCTCCAACACCACGCGCCATGCCTTTTAAGCCCAGGCCTCGCAACGGCAGGCCTCTCGGCCCGGCAGCAGCGAGTTTACTCGCTGCTTTTTGCGCCACGAAAGCATGCTTAACTGTAGCGCTAGAAACAGCTATATCCCACCATGCAGCATCCCATGCGCCCTTCGCACCACCCTCTTTATATCCCTTGTAGACAAAGTAGGCGCTCATACCTGGCCCGATTAGGTTTGCGCCACCGCCCGTACCTTTACGCAGCTTCTGTCCTAGAGACATAGTTTCTGCAGAAACATTATCGTATCTGGCCCACGACATAAACGGAGCAGCCTTGCTTCCCTTGGGGGCGTTCCAGCTATTAAAATTCCAATTATGTAAAAACCCAGTGAAAGTCATACCGTGTGGGCCAACCCTCTTCGGTTCTAAACCACCGGCATAAGCTGCTCCACGGCTAGCATAATCTACAAACCCACCAACATGTTTCCACATAATTACATCCTGTGATGACCGATTGGAGACGTAAACATATTACCAACAGCATGGCGCTGGGCTAAAGCCATACCACGCTTTCTGTTTTTATTTCTAGTATGTTGTTTTATTCCATATACGTCAAAACTACTATAGCTTCTATCAGCCCAAATTGTATTTGTTGTTCCTAGTCCATCTAATACCAAAGTTTTGTCATGGCTTCCATAGCCGCTCTTGCGGCTCAATTTTTTCATATTCCTATTTGTACCATGCGTACGAATAAGTTTGCCTAAATCTGTTTGTAATTCTAGCATATGATTTTGATGCGGGTGATGCCTCTGCTCAAAGATCGTCGGCCTGACATTGTCTCTACCACGATTATAAGTCGCTCCAAAATCTGCAGCAGCACCATCCATCCATCCAGGCACCTGTCCCTGCTCTTGGGAATACTCCATCATCGTCAACAAACCCATATTGCCCGCATTAGACACAATACTATCTGTTCTCGCCAGGGTGTTGAAGGTTACGCGATAGTCGGCAGCACCCATCATCTTTCTGAAAGTCTGTGCCCAAGGAGTAGACCACATACCTCGACCAGCAACAGCAGCTCTTTCCTCGGTTTTGGCCAACGCTCGATAATCGATGATAGCGTCTTGTGGCCTGCCGTACGGCAAATGCGCCGCCAAGCCACGACGAGCTATCTCGAAGTTTACGTTTTTACCGTCGGCAACAACAGCACCCAACATACGTCCATAAGTCATTTCCGTAGGGTCGTATACAAGCTCAAGATTACGAGAACCAGCAATAAGGCTTTTTAAAGCTTCCTTTGCAGCTTCTGCATAAGGCTGCGGAGCATGATATGACGAAGAACCATGTGAAGTTTCTGGAGCATCAATACCAGCCAGACGGAAAGAGTAGCCCCGGTTCAGCCCAAACATAGAGGCCAAGGCCCCTCGTACTCCACCTTTCTTGACCGTTACGGTATCGGCATCGTCTACACTCATCTTCCAGTCACCATCAGCGAGATTGAGAGCCAACAGATTGCCTCCTCTCATTCCCTGGTAGTGACTTGCAGCAACAGGGGTCCCTCCTCGCAAGTAACTATAACTACGCCCTGCTGTCGACTTAAATATCCCTGCCAGGCCAAACAGTCCATGAACGGGATCGTAATGCACAGCACCATACTGCTGGCGCATCCATTTCTCTCGTTCCTGCAACAGCTCTTGATTTGCCAGCACTTTAGAACTTGTTACAGGCCCTCGGTAGGGACTAGCAAAGTCAGTGAAGTGAGGCCTGCCTTTCTTTGCTTCACCCTGGGTGGCCAAACCCTGTTGTCTCCCCAACCATTCTTCGTAGTTGTATGACAGCAGGCTCTGAGGCGGCGTAGAGCCTGCTCTGCTGCCCAGCAGGGCTCCTAGCAAGGCTACCCCACCTACCACTGCCCCGACGGCCATAGCGGCCCTAGGTTGCCTCCTGGCGGCTCCTAGAGCATCCATTACTCCGCCCACAACCCCGCCTCCTTCAGCACGGCCAATAGCCCCGGCTAAACGAGTGGATTTTACATCAAGTATTCCTGGGCCAATTAATTGACCAACTCGTTGGCGACTAGCCCAGACATAATCTTCTGTCGCTCTTATTCGAGCAGCACCATCTAGATCCGCCAGGCTGTTCGTAAACGCACGATACTGCTCGTCGACGTTTACTCCAAACTGTGAATACTGTGACTGCCCTCGCAGGTGTCCCAGCAGCCCCTCCATGGAATGAAATTCTTCACGAGCATATTGCAGCCGTGGAACAATTTTTTCTTCTCCACCAGGAGACATCTGCCTCATGCCAACAAGTCTTTCTGGACCAGTCTGATGTACGGTAGAACCGAATTCATAAAGGTCTTGTTCTGCCCTGGCAAATCGTTCAGCCAAATAATGTGATTGCAATTCCGGAGCAATTGACTCCAAACGAGCCATAAAGTTAGCCGCCTGCGAAAGCAAACCCTGCCCTCGTCTTGCCTGCCCAACAAGTTTCATACCCGCAGGAGTCCTTTCCGAAACATCTTGTAGTGCCTGAGTCATAGCCGCACCACGACGCAAAACGTACGCCTCGTGAATAGCAACGTCTTCAGCAGCCCTGTGCGTTTCTTTTAAGCCCAACAAAGAACGAGCTAGGCTAGGATCTTCTTCAACAGAACCAAAGAGACGGAAACTCAGGTCGATAGATGTTCCAAAATAACTACTACCGCCCTTCATCAACCCAAGCTGCCGACCATAACTCATCATCCCGCGAGTTACGTCCTGGATATCTCGAACTGCCGTCTCCCCTGGTTTGGGCACATACTTCTTGTACGCTTTCCAAACCCTTGTCCAATCTCCGGTCTGTTGTGCCGTGGTACGAGCCCGGTTGACCTCTGCTCCCGTAACATAAAACATATCCGGATTTTCTGGATTGTATGTTTCCAAAACGCTACGAATGTCAGTTTTTATACCTTCGGCTTCTATGGCACCAAGGGCAGCACCAACGGCCTTGGCTTCGAACGCAGCGTTTGCGATCCAGACCGTTCTGCCTCGAATAAGATCCCTTAGCTCGCCGCCCTGTAACATCGTCTCCAGAGAGCGTCTCTGTCCCAGGTGTGATGTCTGAACACCAAATCGTTTTAACGCCTGTCGTCTAGCCTGTGTTGATTGGCGTTGGCCGGATCCAAACCCAAGGTGAGGATACTTACCAGACTCAATGGCCTCACCCATCCACTTGTTCGTGTTCTTCAGATGGGTTGTTAGACTAGGCCCGGCTTGGACCTCAACTCCCTGCTCCATAAACACCTGGGCAGAAAGCACTTGCTGCCAGTCGTTAAACCGGCGATACATCTTGTGCGTATCTGTCGAACTACTAACACGACCAGTTATGTCCTGGGGGGTCGTAGGAGTTACATGCACATAGTATGGGTCAAGAATATACTCACGAAGTTCACGAGCCTGCAGATCGTATATAGCCATCTCATGGATGGCTCCACTGATACGAAGACCCAAGGTCTCCGTATCAAAAATCAGAGCATTAATTAATAACCGATTAGCTGACATCTATCACCCAGGTCTAGTCATCAACCAGTATAGCATCCTCTTCTGCCGTAATGGCAGCTCTTGCGGGATCTGCCGAAATAGAAGCAACTGGCTGCGCCATGTCTGCATATTTTTGCAGGGCTTCACGTACTTTTTCAAGCTCCACCAAGACTTTAGAATCTTCTTGATGTTGGCCAGACTTTAGTTTCTGATTGAACTTGGCCTCTCTGGTCTCGCTAAGACGCATCAACCAGCGCTCTCTTCTCTTTTCTACACGCTCTATAAAATCAGCTACCGGGTGAAGTGCCGCAGTCTCGGTCCTAGTGTCTTCGCCATGCTCACCAAAGTCAGTTGTATCTATCCTCATAAAGTCCTGACCCTGACCCTGCCTATCTCCAGAGCTAAGGATCATTAACGCACGATGCTTGTACAAATCAATAATAGCTAGCTCGTTAACAATAGACACCTCAACAGGATCTTCTGGATCCACCTGTAAATGTGTTGCATAATCGATAAGCTTCTGCTGCATATACAATCGTTCTAGCACACAAGGCCTAAACAAAGGGTAGTCAGAATCAGGACCATAATCTAAGGCCCCGGTTGATAAACGTTCTGGTATCGGACAATGAGAAATAAACAAGCACTTTTCAGGCCCAGCACACATCAAAGGCGCCGCAGTATGTAAACCTGTTCGCATACTGTTAGTCACTCGCCGAATTTTTTCTTTTTTTTCGGGAGCTAGGTTATCCAAATACGTATCATACCCATCTGGATGTACCATAAGCTGTTGCTTCATCTCCTCTAGGCGTTGAGTAACAGCAAGTTCTTGTTTTTTATTTTTGGCCATTACTCTTCAGCACCTTCGGCATCTTCAGTCATGGTTTGTCGTACAAACGTCCAAAAGAAGTCATCGTCTTCAACTTCGATATTAGGCGCAGCCAACCCCGCAAGGTCGATTGCTCTCGCATCTGTGACGATTTCGCAAGGGATGTTAACCAAATGTACAGTAGCTTGAGACAAGGCCTCGTCAGCAGAAATAGTAAAGTTGATTAATACAACACCACCCACAGGTTCTCCAGTCTCTTCATTTACCACCCGAGTTCCATCCGGGGTTCCGTCGCTTACAATCTTCAGCCTCATTGTCTAACTCCTTCAACAGCTGTTGGACTTCATCAATATAACCAACATAGATTTTAACACCAGGTTTATGTTCTATCATGTTCTCAAGCTGGGCTCGCAAGGCCTGTAGGTGATCTTTTAGTCGTCGGTGTTGGTTCTCCAGGAAGTAAAAACGTCGCGCCCACTTCGCATAGCGACAGCTATGCCCCGCAGAACCATGGTCATAAAACTGTGCATATCGAACGATATGAAAGCCAATCAGCTTATCTTTATCAAGATCAAGTAATTTGTTCAGTACCCGGCTAATGTGCAGGAATCGAGGGGAAGAAACATATTTAGTGACAGTGTTCATACAAGATAGATAAACACGGTATTAAAATTTTTTTCAATTTTTTGTAGAAAAAATCTGGGGGAAACCTGGGAGGGAAACGGAAACCCAGATAAAAACCGAGACGGGGAATCTGGGGGAAAACGAGATATAGTTACGGGGTACCTAGTCTCTTTCTACTGGGTGCTTGCTCAACGCTGAGTTCGGAGCCCACCGGGTCAGATATACGGCCCCTCTTTTTTATGGTGTGGCACGCCCATGGTGCTCTCATGTATAGGTTGACGAGACCAATGTACATGAGTATTGACCTCGTCCACTGGCTTAAGGGACAGTGACTGATAATCACATCCCTATAGCTGGTGTATTACCAACGTATTGTACATCCAAGCACGTCCTTGGAGAGCAGTGCTGTTAGTACCAGAGGTACTAGCAAGCTACTTCCGCCTACGCTGTAGGTTGGCGAGTTAACCCCCGCATAGCATAAAGGCTAATCACCTGGCTGTGTGTGTCGTCAATGCCACGGATAGTAGTAAGCTGGTACTTGCCAAGGGAACCAGCATGGGCTAAGAACCCAGACGCCTCATACCTCCAGAGGTCTGCTGTGGAGGTAGTGTGAGCCGAGCTGTATCGGCCCGCGTCACCCATAAGTGACTAGCCGGCAAGGTAGAGACTACCCCGAAGGCATAGAGCATAGGTAAGGTGATACACGCGTGGTGTATGCGTGACTGAAAAAGCACCATTCGAGGCGCCTTGCATGCGGCGCTAATAGTATGCACTGGAATCCCAATAGGGTGCATCCAGTACCTGGCCTAGGCAGAACGTACCTAGGGTGAGTACTAGCCCATCTAGTACCAGCTCCATTAGGGAGTAACCATTAGGTCCTACATAGTAGGTACTCGGTACCAGAAAACCGGGTGGGAAGAAGAGGGTGGCCGCAAGGTCGCCCTCTTTTTTATGGACCAACCAGCGTTTTGCTGATAGGCCACTAACGGCAGCAGCTAAGGCCTGCCTGGCTGGACACCAGGCGCTGGAGCTACACTAGCTGCTGCCCTACGTCCATGGAGTCATCATGACCACCAATAGCAATACCCTCAACACCACCTCCAACACCACCGCCACCACGTGCAGGTGGTCGGACCTGGAGTGCTTCTCGGCCCTAGCTGCCCTCGCAGGGCAGCTCCTGGCAGGCGACCTGAATAGCCTCGTCCGGGCCAGGCTAGTGTCCTGGCTCTCCCAGCCACGGGCCTCCTGGGGCAGCTTCCGCGACCAGGCGTACCAGCGTCAGCAGAGCCGAGGCGACGGCCAGCGCTACGGCTACGTGACGGAGGGCGGCGACATCTTCGTCCTGCCACACCCGACAGACGTTGATGCAGTGGAAAGGTGGGTCGACATGGCTATCGCCAGGCCCGCTAACGGGCAATACTCACTCTACAAGGCACTCAGAGTGCAGTCAAGGTACTGGGCTGTCTAACCACTAGCTAGACGATACAGAGGGGCTCGGGAAACCGGGCCCCTCTTTTTTACGAACCTCCTACGAGAGAATACAATGAACTTCGTCTTCAACACGGAAACCATTGAGAGCCCCCTGTGCATTAACCACCAAGAGGCGACAGAGGAGACGGTCTGCCTCCCCCCGGATGCGCCCCGGTGGCTGAGAAATTTCGTGCACGAGCAGGCTCAAGGCTTGATCGTGCCTGATTATCACACCTTCATGGACGACGACTGCGACGGCATGGTGGACGAGAGGGAATGGAACAGGTTGTTCTACATCGTCGCCGCCGCCGGCGAGCTGATTGAGACAGACCGGGGGGGCTTGGCCAAGCACCTGATGAGCATACACGTCCGTCAGCCAGAATGGTACTTGGCCCTCGAAGGGCCAGCCAACGTGTGGGAAGTCGCCCTCAGCCTGAACCTAGAGGACGGGCACATAAGCAGAAAACAGCTGCACAAGCAGCTGAAAAAACATAATCGGGCCGTAGAGGCCCAGGCCTTGAGCCTGTGGGAGCAGCAGCGGCCCCTGGCATGGACAGAGAAATTGGAAACACCCACGGGTTGGGTCCTGTTGAAGACCCGACAGGAGTATAAAAGGTGTGGAAGGGCAATGGACAACTGTGTCTATTGGAACAACTGGGTCGGGGTGAAGCCCGGAGAGGCCGCACTTGCGGTCTTCTGGAACCCCGGAAAAGCAATATGCATATCCATAGACGAGAGAAAGATAATCGACGATTTTGCGGGGGCAAGGAACGCCCCGCTGGGTGCTGCCCAGAAATGGGTGGTGGCAGTGTTGTTCGAACAATTAGGGTGGACGAGGGCGGTGGCAAACTGGCTGATAGTTGCCAAGTAAATAGAGAGGGAGGGGTCGACCCTCTTTTTTATGGCACGGCAAGGTTTTCTTGTCTACGCCAATCACCAGCAAAGGAGTCATCATGTGGTTAGTAATAGTGGGACTGATACTGGGAGTAATCATGGTAATTGTCTTGGATGAACTTTTGAGTTAACCAAGAGGAGGAGGGCTTCGGCCCTTCTTTTTTATGGTCAAACCAACGCATCCTAGGAGTACGCCTACAAGCTAATTGGGCTCCTAAAAGAACGTGTGTTCGTGCCTGTAATAGGTTAAACAGGATATTCGTTGTCGTAACGCTATGATTACGAACGAAGAAAAACAAACTAACTAAAACGCCTGTCAGAGGTTTAGACATTCCTCTGACTCATAGTAGGCATAACTCCCATAAAGGAGTCAATATGTCCTTCCTGAACACCCTGCTCGCCACCACCACCACCTCCACCGTCGCCACCTCCACCATCACCCAGGCCTCCAACACCCGCATGGGCATGGACATGCTCGGCGGTCTGGACTTGGACGCCCCGATCGACCAGGTAGTGGAGACGGACTGGTCCGCCGTGAGCCGGGGATTCGAGAAATCGAAGGCCATCGAGCGCCGAAACGCCTTGGATGGCCGCATCCGCGAGGTGGAGCAGCAGCTGGCCGATCTGGCTAAGTTGTTGGCCCGGATGGAGAAGGACAACGCCCTGCAGATGGGCATCCTGGCTAAGGCAGTGGCGGAAGGCGTCTTGCGCCCCTACCCCAGTCGGAAGGAGAAGAGCCGGTTCTGGGTGAAGTTTGCGGTAGAGGTAAGGGACGCGCAGGCAGAAAGGAAGAATCACCTGCGCGACCTGCGCAGGCAGCGCATCTCCTGAGGAGAGACATCATGACGGCCACGCAGGCCATTCTCCTCCTCACGCAGGTTGTGCCTGTGTTGACTCTGGTGGTCGTGTTGTTCCTCTTGAGCAACCTGATTGCGAGGGCTGCCTGGCAGGCCTACGTGCTGGAGGGACTGTACCAGCCGACGCCTGAGGATACCGATGAGGATATCCGACAGGCCGAGGCTGAAGTGACGGCTGCCTTCGGGTCGGTGCGGAGCTAGTACCATGATGTACCAACTGGTCACCATGGTGCGGAACATGCTGGAGCAACTGGCAGGTGTTCTGCGAGGCCAGGCCCAACGCACGGACATCAACAGCGAGTACAGAGACGCGGTGACGGAGGCCAGGCGGTTGGCCGTCCTGTTGCACACGTCTCTCGGTAACTTGCGACGTTTCTGCTAGCGTAGTCGAGGGGCCTTCGGGCCCCTCTTTTTTATGGACGTACCGACATTCCGTTGAATGCGTTCACCCAAGGACAACAACGCCAAGGAGGCATTATGTCCGTCAACACCACCGTCACCAACACCACCAATACCTCCACACCCATTTACTGGGTGTACAAGTTCCAGGATGATGTGGTTGAGCTGGGAGGCCGGTCCAGGTGGACCTCGCTCCTCAACCGCCTGGTGATGATGGGGGTCGATGCCCCGGAGTTGATGTCCGACGACTGCAGGCTGCCGACGCCTGTGGGACAGAGGATCTCCTGGGTCGCTCGCCTCAACATCAAGCGGGGAAAGAGGCGGTACAACCGTAGGGTCTGGACGGCCATGACCCCGGAGGTGAGGAAGCAGTTGCGCAAGGCCTTGTTGAGGGACCTGAGGACCGAGACCGATAGCGAGGGCTACGGGAAGATCTCCCACAAAGGGTATGCCAGGAGGTTGATCGAACACTTCCTGGTGGACAGGCCCAACCCCGAGTGGGTTGGCCGCATCTAGAAGGTGGTTACCATGAACCATCACTTCATGAGCAACGTTCTGGAGGTCTGTGACATCTTCAGATGGGAAGTAGAGTGCGGCAACCACAAGGCCAGGCTCTATCCCTTCCCCGTGGGTGACTGGCAGGATCCCAACGATTGGGCCGAAAAGACACTCAATGGAGGGGTGTTGACCAAGTGGCGGCTGGTCATTTTCGAGAAAGAGCACCAATGGATGGTTACCATCATCCGTGAGGAAGAGGTGATCTTCGAGCCAGCACTGTTCAGAAGGCCGCAGATGGACCTGTTGCTGTACTTCCAGGCCCTGCAGCAGGTGGGACAAGAGGTTTTGCTCAACAGGGAGGAACTTCTGGTACTAACGCCTAAAGACCTCCTTGTCGGGTTCAGTAGCCCCTTGTTGCTGAAGACGGCTGTTTTGCCGGAAGACTTCGAACGGGCTCTGAGGGTCAAGGGCAGGCTGGGTAAGTACCTGTAGGAGGACCCCATGAACCACAGCGAGACCCTCACACTGGGCGAACTCATCTCCCTGTTCTACGAGGAATACTTGGCTCTGTACGGAGACGAGGAGCTTGCCAGCGTGGCGGCCGCCGCCACCATCAACGAACTGTTGAGGGAACAGG